CCTCAAGGACCCCAAGGACCCCAAGGCCCCGCCGGAACCAACGCAACAGTCACCGCCGGAACAGGCATATCCGTAAGCAGCGGCGTGGTATCCCTAGACCCTAATTACGTCTACGACGACGGCACGTACTAAATTTGTATTGTAGTAACATTACTATGTCCCGAGACCTAATCTTCCGTGTCTGAACAACAACTCGAAACGGCTCCAGTGGAGACCGCTATTGAGCAGCCCGTGGCTGAACCAACCGACCTCGCAATGCAAATCGAAGCACTGCGATCCAAAAATACGGAATTAATAGGCGAACGCCGCCGCGATAAAGAAGCCCGCGAGGCCCTACAACGCCGCCTCGACGAAATAGAAGCCGCCCAAAAAACCGCCCAACAACAACAACTGGAACAATCCGGTGAGTTTCGCACACTTTGGGAAGAAGCACAAAAAACAAACGCCGATCTCCGCGCCCAGCTACAAGAGCGCGAACAGAAAATAGGCGAAATCCAAACTAACTACAGCCGCGAACAACTAAAAGCCCGCGCCATCTCCGACCTATCCGCAGCTGGAGCACTTGCACCCGACCAGCTCTACCGCCTCGTACAAGACGACCTCCAATCCAAAGATGGCACTCCCGTTGCAATCAAAGGCGGCGTCGAAGTTACCCTTACCGAATATGTAGCAGGATTACGCAACCCAGGCAGCGGTTACGAACACCACTTTGCAGCACAAAACCGCGCTGGAATGGGCACAACAACAGCGCCACGTCCCAGCGTATTACCAGGCACCACAAACCCATTCCGCCGCGAAAGCTGGAACATAACCGAGCAAGTTCGCCTGCTTGCTGAAAATCCAGACGTGGCTAAACTATTAAAAGCAGAAGCAGCAACCTAGCCCTTGTGGGGCACCCCTGTGGGGAGGCCAAGCATCGTAAACCTTTCCTCCGGTAATTCCCAATGACTGCTGTTTTACAAAACTACGGCTCTGGAACCACATTCCTGAGCAACCTGATTGCCCGCCCCGAGTTCCTCAGCTATGTAGCTGAAGGTATCTTCCAACAGTCCAAGTGGGTTCAGTCCGGCATCGTACAGCGCAACGCTGCTCTCGACGCCCGTGCTGGCGGCACCCGTGTACGTGTGCCTTTCTTCGACGCAATCGCCCCCACCGAGGTGGTAATTCAGTCGAACCACACCTGGGGCAGCGGCGGCTACATGAGCCCTGCCGGTGTAACAGCCGACGAGCAGATTATGACGATCCTGCACCGTGGCTTCAGCTACGCGGCAGACGATCTCAGCAAGCTCGGCAGTGGCGCTGATCCTCTTGCTCACGTTCGTGACCAGCTAACCGCTGCGATCAACAAGCTCAAAACCACCACCCTACTGGCCCAACTCGCTGGTATTTTCGGCGGCATCGCCTCCGACGGTATCTTGAGCGCCAACACAGTAAACGCTTCCTTTGCAGGCGTTCCTGGCTCCGTAACCGAAGCCAACTACCTGACCGCAGCAAACGTTGTTAAGGCCAAACTGAAGCTCGGTGAGCGCAGTTCTGACCTCGACGTAATTGCAATGCACTCCAACGTAGCTGCCTACTTGCAGCAAGTTGGTATGCTCACCTTCAGCACCTCTGCACTATCCGCAGCCGGTTCTGTTGTGTGGGGCGGCGGCGGTGTAGGTGTGTCGAGCGAAGACGTAGCCCAGTTCGCTGGTCTCCGTGTGGTAATCGACGACCAACTCACCAACTTGACCGGTGGTACCGCGACTCACATCGTTAAGTACCCCGTTTATCTGTTCAAGTCTGGCGTTATCTCCGAAGGTATCCAACAGGATCTCCGTATTGCAACCGACCGCAACATCTTGTCCCTCCAGGACGTGATGGCAGTTGATTACCACTACGGTTATCACGTACTAGGTACCAAGTGGGCCGATGCTGGTGACAACCCCACCAACGCCACAACTTCCGGCAACCTGGGTAACACCTCTAGCTGGACTCTGGCTTACGTAAACTCCAAGAACGTGCCCCTGGTGCGCCTCCTTGTGAACACACCTTTCGACACTTCTGCATACGCATAAGCATCACCAAAAGGTATAAGAGGGGCTCTTTTGAGCCCCTTTTTTGTATCAATCAATCAAACCCAAACGCTTCTTTTCCTGCACCTCAAACAACTCTTCCGTATGAATGGAAGACTTGTACGACTGTGTAGCCAACTGATTAACCAAAACGTAGCTAACATCAAGAGCATCAGCCGCCTCCTGATAGTTCATTCCTTCCGCAACTTTCTTCTGAATTTGCGGCATCACATCCGCCCACTTCCGAGGACTGGAACCAAAAGGAGAACACACAGGTGCAGCCTCCAATTCAACATTTTCGGACAGTTTTTTAGTGGCCATGAAAATTGCAAGATTCTACATTACAGATGGTACATCAACTTGGACGGTTGATGCACCATGGTCCCAACGCCACGATATTGACGCCGGGATCGCCATGGACGGCCACACTATTTATCACGTATCGTTTCCCCACGTCCAAGACGGCACCACCCGCCCACAAAAGAAAAACTTACCGCTCAAAGCAGCCCGCTACCTGCAATACATCGCCTAAACTGGAACATAAACAGCCGCCGCCATGCCAACGCTGATTGCTACGTTGGGGGGATCAACCTCAAACTCATACATTACAGTAGCAACAGCGACTACATATTTTGGCGACCGTCTAGGCAACGCAAACTGGACAGCAGCCAGCGCCGACGACAAAGCCGCCGCCCTAATTACAGCAACAAGTTGGCTGGAGAGCCTGGAATACTACGGCGACCGCGCCAGCACCACGCAAGCCCTGAAGTGGCCGCGCACCGACGTAAGTTGCGACGGTGTTGAAGCAGACGCAACCTACATTCCCGCTGACATCCAAGCTGCCACCGCCGAAACCGCACAAGCCCTAATCACCACCCCCACGCTCATGCGTGGCTCAACCACCGGCCCCGGCGCCTACGACAAGGTGGAACTCGGCGATCTAAAAGTGGAATACCGCAGCGCAGACGCAGTATCTTCCGTAGACAGCATCATCGACGTCCTGCCCTGGTTGAAAAGCTACCTGCGTTGCTGGGTCCGTAACGCATCTAACGTCCGCCAAATCCCTACCTATAGAAACTAATGGCTGCCATAGACGACGTATTCGGCCCCATCCCAAGCCCCCTAATCGACAAGTGGGGCATCCCTATCACCTACATAAAAGCTGGCACCGACAGCTATAACACCACAACCGGTGTAGTAACCGTAACCGACGTAAACGTAACCCTCAACGCAATCATTGCAGTAGTCAACAAAGAAGAAAGCGAGGGTCTATACCAAACCGGCGACCTCAAAATCTACATCGCCGCATCCTCCTTACCTGCTCACCAGCCTTCAATTCGTGACCGCATCCAATATCTCGAAAATGGTGTAAGCCGCGAAGCCCGCCTAATCGACATCAAAACCTACCGTGGCACATCCCCTGTATTCTTCAGTCTCATAGCGAGGCCAGAGTAATGGCCCGCGACATTAAGTTTCTTGTCAAAGACTTAAAAGATGTAACAATCCGCGCAGCAAGAACAGCATGCGTGGAGATAATGAACGGTTTGGTAGAAGCAGGCCCTGGTTACAGTGGTGAGTTTTCATCTGCGTGGTACGCCTTACCTAAAGGTGACTCCCCAGGTGGCCCCCGCAAAGCGTCCGGTTTGTATAAATACACTTTGCGGAATGTACCTGCAACACGATTTCAAACATCAGGAATTTGGTACACTATCGTCAACGGAGCGCCCCATGCCGACGTAGCCATGGACCTCACCCCTTACGTGTACGACCCGGACAGTCCTAATGGTAAAGCGGTTAAACCTCAAACCAAAGGGTATCGTCCCGCCAACGCAACTCGGGGTCAGCTAGTCGGAACCAACGGCCCCAACACAAGCACCGCACCTAAAGATTGGTGGCCTACTTATAACGCAGGTGGAGCTTTGAATAAAGATCTGGCAATCGGTTTCCGTCGCGGTTTCGGCAAAGCCCAAGGATTCGGCTAATGAACTACCAATCCATCCGCGCCGCATACGAAGCACCCATAGCAACAGCCTGCGCTGCGTTAAGTCCTGCTGTACCTGTGTTTTTTGACAACATAGCCACATCTACCCTAACCAGCACCAGCGAATACGTACTGGTAAACATATCCTTTGGCCTCACCACCGAAACAGCATTAAAAGCTGATTTCGACTATGTACGAGGTTCAATTGTGTGTCGCATACACACACCCAAGGGTAAAGGTTCAACACGCAACCAAACAATAATCAACGCCATTACCGGAGCCTTCCAAACCTTAAATGCAACCCCACGAGCAGCTGGAGCAGGCGTTTATGCCCGTGTCGGTCAAATCAGCGGCCCAACTTTCGACGCACCTGTAGATCTACCTCACTACATCGGGCGATTTAGCTGCGGTTTTATTGCCACTGTTTACCCGTAGCAACATACTCGCGCTGGCGCGTTAGAATATAGACAGCCGGGCCGCGCCCGCATACCGTCGCCCCCTTTTTCCATGGCCGTCACAGTTTTATCCGGTACGTCCGGCGCTCTTTACTACAAGCCTGCTGGTACCACTGGCACGTTCGGTGAAACCAACGTCAGCGTTGCTAACGACGAAATCACCGTTCAGACTTACCTAAACCTAAAAGTTGGTGATCCAGTTAAATTCCGTGTAGTAAATAGCCAAACCGGTGCGGCTGGTTCCGGTACATTACCTGCACCAATCAGTTCAGCCACTACTTATTTTGTATTAAGTTACACTGCTGCTACTGGCGTGTTGACCGTATCAACCAGTGCTGGCGGCGCTATTCTTGCTATCACTGATGATGGCACTATTGCAGCACCAAATGAATTTGAGGTTTACTACGCTGATTATGCCGCTGTAGGCCAAGTACAGAACTGGAGCTTTGAAATCAGCCGCGCTGAAATCGACGTTACCACGATCGGCCAAACCGTTGGTCAGTATGCACCATTTAAGGCTTACATCCCAGGTTTTGCTGATGGCAACGGCAGTGCATCAGTATTTGTAACCAACGAAGACAGCGCACTATCTAACCGTATGGTAGAAGATGTGCTGCAACGCCAGCAAGTTGGTTGTGCATTTAAGTTGTACACCGATAAGGGTGCAACTGAAGCCTTAAGCCGCAGCATCGCTATGGATGCTGTACTACTAAGCGCAACGCTTAACATCAACCCAGATGATGCCCAGATGGTAGAAATCACCTTCCGTCCTACTGGCGCACCTACATTCGACTTCTCTACCACTGCTTAAGGAGTAAGACAATGCCAACACCCAAACCAAAACCCGGTTTATATGCGAACATCGCTGCGAAGCGTAAGCGCATAAAAGCGGGTAGCGGTGAGAGCATGGCAGGTCCCGGAGAAAAAGGTCGTCCCACGGCTGCTGCATTCAAAGCGGCAGCCAAGACCGCTAAGAAACCACCCAAGAAAAAGTGATTACGTACAGGGGCGAACAGTTCGAGGGTTACAACAAACCCAAACGCACCCCAAACCACCCAACCAAATCTCACGCAGTTTTGGCCAAGGAGGGGGAGACTATAAAGTTGATCCGTTACGGCCAGCAGGGTGTGAGTGGATCGCCTCCCCGCGAGGGTGAATCAGCCGCAGATAAGGCAAGACGAGCATCATTTAAAGCTCGCCACGCCGCTAACATTGCCAAAGGTAAAATGAGTGCCGCCTACTGGGCAGATCGCAGTAAATGGTAACTCTCCTGCTACACTAGAAACGTAACATTCAGAGTTTTTATGGCTACCACGCCCGCACTTCGCGCCATTGACCGTCTACGCAAAGCGGCAAACTTAACCCCAACTAAGAAAACAGTTGAGTTAAGCGATGGCACCACATTCGAGCTGTGGCGCACCCCCTTGGTAGCAGCAGAACGCGAACGCGCACAGAAGGCTGCAAAATCAGAAGACGCTACTGCATTTGCACTGCAATTGCTGATCCAGAAGGCCACCGACGAAAACGGCACCAAGTTGTTTTCAGCGGCGGAGATCGACGTACTCAAAAACGAAGTACGCGACACCGACCTCCAAGCCCTAATGCTGGCGATCCTGTCCAGTGACGAAGAGACTGAAATCGACCCCAAGAACTAAAGGCGCAGCTCAAAAAGGACAACTGGCTGATGCTCCAGCTCCATATATGTAAGGAGCTGGGGCTAACGCTGTCTGAACTGCGCCACCGAATGACCGAAGAAGAGATCCTGCTCTGGAGCGTGTTCTTCGAGATCCTAAACGACCAGCAAGAAGAAGCAATGCGAAAAGCAAAACGGCGCTAGACTGGGCTCAGCATAATAGGATGGTGTGGCTAATTACAACGCTTCGGTTAATCTGTTAATTGGAGGTACTTCTAATCTCGATAAGTTAGTTACACGTATAACACAATTAGAAGGTTTAATTGAACGTATAAATGCAACACCTATTGATTTATCAAAGACATCAGGTAGAGGCGCAGCTGCTGACAGACTAGGTGTAGCACAGCGTAGAGTTCAACAACTACGAGACGATTATTTAGAGTTAGGCGAAGCACAAAAACGCTGGCAAAACGGTAGTAGAACTGGTAGTGCCGTAGGAGGTAATGCTACAACTAACCAACTCAGAGCGCAGTCTGATTTACTACAGTCAATTGCAAATAATTCAAAATTAGCTTCTGCTCAGTTTAAGGAGATGACAATTGCTGCTGCTTTAGCAAACGCAAAAGCTAACGAGGCTGGTAGACAAAGACTTTCCGTACTTGCAGAAGCTTTTAGCGGACAAGGCTCTCGTTCCCAGATGAGCAATGTTAGAGGTAACGCTTCTTTACAGTTAGTAGATCGGTTAGTTGCAGCCTACCCTACAATCACAAAAAGCGAAGCTGCATTAAACGCATATAAACAAGAACTAGGTGATATTCAACAGTTAGTACCGATGATTAGCAATGAGTACAAAATTTTAGAGGATCGAATAGCCCAAGTAAATAAAGAACTTGCAGGCTCAGGTTTGCGTGGTCAAGTAAGTGCTATTTCACCTCAGGCAGGTCCAGCCACCAGTTTGAGCAGTGTTGCGGCATCCGAAAAACGTTTGAAGTATCAAGACAAGATAAACGATCAACTGGCAAAGATGGCTGCCATCGAAACCAGAATCGAACAAGCAGCTTTAAGTGGCACACAGAAACAGCAGTTACGTAATAACTTAGACCAAGCTGCCGAAGCACTGGGACAGCATAGATTACGGGATGCTGTACGCATTACAAGTGAAATTGACAGGCAGCGAATGTCCCTGGAG